AGTTAGCCCAAGGAGGATTAGGGTTCCTGGTTACGCAAGGAATACTCCAAGCCCCTCAAGCAGCGGCTGGCGTTAGTGTAGGTGTATATCCAACCTTTGCGAAGGCTATGCTAGCGGAGACTATTGTAGGACTAGCTGGATTCCCTCTCCTTCTGATCTACATAGACCCTGCTCATCAGATGGAGGACTTTGGATTAGATGAAACCGAATGGTACAAGCGAAATATCCAGGGCAAGTGGTCACAGACTACGAAGCAAATGAGAGAGTCTGGCCCCACCTATGATTACAGTTCTTTCAGAGGCTAGTCCGGTATAGGGAGGTGTGAAGCCCAATGTCGGCCGAGTTGATACTGAGAATTAGTATAGTACGCACATAGAGAACAGCAGTAGATCATTCATTCATCCCCCTGCACTTCACCATCTCGTAGACGCTGCTTGAATAACAAGTAGCATGGTTGACAGAGCCCCGAGGGATGCCAAGACATCGGATACTTTGAGTCACACTCAATGCAATTCATTCTTCTTCCTTCACTCATTCACAACACCACTTGTGACCACTCTGAAAACACATGTGCCTGGTGCATCCACACTTCTTGCACTTCATTTTCCCAACACATCCTCGAAGATCTTCTTCATCTTGTCTCTCTCTTTCTCCCATGCTCCAGTTGTTCCTCTCTTCCAGTCTCTGATGATGTGGGCAGCTGCCGCTGACCGGTTGTTCCCTGTCTGTTTCTTCATGCTGTCGAGGATGGCAACCACATCATGAGGGAGAGTCATGCAAACACTCGTCACGTAGGTGCCAGATTCCTGCTTTTTGCGTACCATGTGGCGTCCTAGAAAGCCTATCCTAATAATATTATCGCAGGTTGAATAGGACAAAACTTCAAGGAGGGAACCCCCTATTCCGCTACGCTTGCGGTGCTGCGTGGACCCTTAGCAGCAGGGTTGGGTTAGGCAGCAAGCGTGGGTCACGTAAGGGGATTAACCTACTTGCATGAATGTAATGTTTATTAGCGGCATTGTTACACGGGGCGCTATGGCAACGAGCAAGACCGGCAGTTTCTGGTTGACGGAGACCATTGACTTAGACACTGACGCAACGGCGGTACAGGGAACGATTGATTTGGGAGCCTACGTGGATGTCGGCGATCAGCAGGCCTTGGCTATCGAACAAGTTGATTTCATTTGGCAGAGGCACAATCAGACAGCAGGAACATACTCGGCAGAGATTGAGCAGGCTATGGGATCCAATGGAGTTGTCGAAGCGCAACTATCCGATCTAAACCCAGGAACGGCTATCACTATCGCCAGTGACAATAACCTGGTTGCTAGCGGTGCGGTCCATGTCGATGATACCGATTATGTCCTCACTCACTCAAGCGACTTCTTCCCCGACAACTTCGGAAAGTTGGATGAGTCCAGAATAGTGGTCAACGATCAACTCTATCTTTGTGGCTTGATGAATGCAACCGCTGTGGCTAACAATGCCGTTGCATGCACCGTCCGAATCAAATCTCGAATAGTCAAACTCTCCACCAAGGACTGGATGGCAATAGCGATCCAATCAACAGCGAGTGACAACTGAGGTGTCCGAATGGACGCTCTCAGTGATTCGGCAGCCCGGGCTCTATGCGGACTTGCGCAGAAGGCGCTTGAAGAGAAGGGTGTCGACCCTCTCCTAGCAGCTGCATTTGCCGAGCGTGCTTGTCGCCCCCTAGTGCGTGGAGGAGTTCGTCGAGCAGGCAGAGCCGCTAAGTCAGTAGGTGGGAAGGTCAAGCGCAAGGCTTCAGCATACAACAAGAAGTACGCTAAGGCCTACAAGGCACTCAAGAAGAAGCACCCAAGGACACCCTTCGCCGCCCTCGCCAAGAAGGCTCATGCAAAAGCAAAGAGGATGAAGTAAGATGCCCGAGTTTGAATCCCACCAACTAATCAAGCAGATCCCTGGTGTCAGTGTAATAAATCTAAACTTCGTATCTGATACAAGTGATATAGGGCCTGCACTCTCTGAAGGATGGACTATTCTGGATAACGGAGGCTTCGTGCAGACTTGGGTATGGAGAGGCTATATTGATCTCGCCGGTTGGAGCAGGCAAGATTTAACGAACTTCATTCAAACTGTCGATGTGCAACATTCTTTCCCTTCTCATGCTTCATCAGGAATAACTAATTTGTATGAGTATGACTTTGTAACTTCCCGCAGAATTAGAGATGAAGAACTTCTTCCTCCTTCAATAAAATGCCCCGGTTTTCTAACTGCTACCCCAAACACCCCCCCGGGTCAAGTCGACATCATGCAACTAATTTATGGTGAATGGGTTTCTCAAACAGTCTCTGTTGCTGAGGCTTCCTCCTTGGTGACTGTGGCAGCAGACTCTTTTGGTGGAGGGTCGCCAATCGCTTCAGACAAACTGCACATCACCCGCTTGATTACTGTCTTAGGTGGGGGGGGAGCGGAAACATTTCAAATCTTCCCCGTAAATTATGTCATCAATGCAATTACAACGAAGGAAAAGGATCTTGTCTGGATGGAGCGCCTACGTAGATCGTATGTTCTCCAGGAAGCGGTATGATGGCCGTAGGTCACACCCACCCAGGACAGCAAACAATTGTCAAACACTCTACAACTGATTCCACTGCTCGAAGAGGGAAGTGGGAAAGACCACGACATGGAAAGTTCGGTATCGTCACCGGAGCGCCTCTCCCTCCTGAGATGGCTGATGCCTACTTTCATTATTCTGGTCTACCCGAGTTAGCCCAAGGAGGATTAGGGTTCCTGGTTACGCAAGGAATACTCCAAGCCCCTCAAGCAGCGGCTGGCGTTAGTGTAGGTGTATATCCAACCTTTGCGAAGGCTATGCTAGCGGAGACTATTGTAGGACTAGCTGGATTCC